AATAGAATTAGCAAATAACTGCATTTGCACTGTGTCATCAGTTATACCATCTCCTTTTACACCTGCTTGTTTTGATGACACAAAACGTTCCTGTATCAATGAAAGAGATATAGACAATGTTGCATTGACAACATTAATAGTCAAGAAACCATCATCAGTACCGAGACTCTCCATCATAGTATAAGATGCCGATCCGCCATCACTCTCAGAGTAGTATCCTTTTGTGGTAACCTTATCATAATACCCTAGTTTTAAAAGTATTATATTCTGCAACGACATGTAACGGATATCATTTACAGTATTAACTGTCAATGTGCGACTTTTAGTTAAATCTAAGGCTTGACGTAAGTATAAACTTCCCTTTTTTCGATAAATTACATTATCTAATTTATCATCTGTCATTACCGTACCGTCTACAAAATTAGATACCTCTATGTAATTAACATTTATTCCCGATTCAGAGGAAACAATATTACTCCAAATACCATTCCCCGGATTTGTTGCCTGACCTGTGCCCATATATTTAATTTATTAATCAAAAAATTCTGTGTCTAAAATTGGATCATTTGGATTAAGTGTTATATTTTGATATGCCCAATGACCATCTTCAAAATATAAAATACTATATCCTTCAGGAACTACAATGTTTCCGAAATTAGGAAATACACCTCCAGTCAGACTTATATAATAACCTCTTACTATTGGATTCACTATATCGACAGAAGCGATTCCATTATAGCCACCTTCTACAGATGATATTATATTATATAGATCCTGAGCAGTGCCTAAATATCCTCCTGACTGTAATTTTGTTTGTTCAAAAAAATTAATTATATCTCTAAGAAGACCTCCGACACGTTTAGAAGTATTTTCCCCTTTCAATGAAGCTATATATATCTGAAAAGCTACCCTTAATAAAATGTCTACTGTTACCATAATCATTCAAATGTATAATCATAACTAGCATCAAATATGCCTCCTGTTGATAATTCATAAGGATTTATATTTGGCGATAAATATTTGTTTTCTACAACTTCTTTTATCTTTAATGGAATCGAGTTTGTAACCGTTTGCCTATTTCTATACCGAATATTATCTACAGAAACAAGCACTTTTACTTCAGATGCATCAGGATAGATTATATATATATCATCGCTATGCACCATATCCAAAATAAAATCTAACTCATCTTTTGTTTTAAAACCGGTTTCAACTTCTAACACAGACCGTGATTCTACTCTATCTCTTTTATCTTCAAAAAAACCATAAGCAGAAAGTGATTTCCACGAATATTCTTCGTTAGATTCAGGAACGCAATAAGCTTTTCCTGTAATATCAATATACTCGTAAGCGCCTAGTGAATTTTTGAATTTCAGCAGATATCTTTCTTCGGATAGAATGGATGGGATTATATTAATGCGGAAAGAATATTCTTCATTATCCGTAAATACATCAATATACTTGACATCTTCATACGAAAATTCATAGATATCAAGTATGATTTTTAAATTCATTGAACATAAAGTCCCTTTAATAAGAGGTTCAGTACTAACAACTATCCCATTACTTGAAATAAAATTTATATATGTACCCGGATGAATAAATATGAAAGAAGAAATTTCTGAGTGGCGTATTTTTATATTCTTGCTTTGCGAACGTGTCGTGAAAAGGAATTGATTGTTTTTATTATTTAATCGATAATTAAAAATATCCTTATATTCAGAATCATACAGCATTTTCAAGAAAGACTTACTTAGCCCCCCCTGAAAAGCCACGCCCGAAAACAACGTAGCACTATCCACAGAAATAGAATAAGACAGTCCGAAATTATCGATTGGCACTATTATATCCGAGTCTGATACGGTAGGCACATCAAAGAATTTTTGTAAGAGATCAGATAATTCCAAATCGGCACGGTACGGAGCACTAGCACCATAAGGATAAAGCGACAGCTCTAAACTTTCACCGGCAACATTTATAACAACCCTGAATTCGTCGTTCGTACTCGAACTGAAAACGAATGATACCGGATTTCCGGCGAAGCAATAATTGTTAGGTTGTTTTACGATCTGTACACTCATATACAAAATTTTTATCAAAAATCAGATTTTATGCAGGCATATAAAAGGACAAAAAAACATCAACTTGGACGTGGTGGAATTGCTTTTGCTACGAAATAGTAATAATAGGTTTCTATATAAATTGTATCACCCCTATCTTGAGAATTAGCATAATACACATGAAGAAATTTTCGACGTATTCTATATTTTCCGTAACCTAACTTTTCACCGTCAATAACCTGTTGTTCGGTAGGAGGCAAATACCACAATCCTTCTATATTCGGGTTCCGATCTATTACTGTAGATTCTAATAATATCAATTCTCTAAAAATATAATCCGGATATTGCGCTTGGCCTTCTGCTATCAATTTTGCCTGAAGCTTTGGAGTAGCGTCAGCCAAGTCTACGGCAGGATCTGTTACCACTTCCCACATAGAAGTTATGGGCTGCGTTTCGGGCAGGGCATGATCGCTATTCAGGTCGTAAGGACGATAAAGACGTGTTGTTCGCAGCTCCATCGATACCGTTTTGCGAGCACCCAGTATATGATTTACCTTATCGATCAATAACGGATGATTATCGACACTGTACTTGGCTTTGTAGTCTATATTGGCTAACTCATACAGCGATTTGTCGATATCAACTTTAACGACATTGTTAGAGTGACGCAAGAAGGCATCGTATTGTTTATGAAAACGATTAAAGCATCCATCTTCTCCGATAAAAGTTAATGCATATTGAAATATATTTCCGTCCTTATCTTCGAAATACACAGGATCTCTATATTCGGGAGAATAAGGAACATAAGGCAATACAGAACCCCACTTATAACCCCAATAGAACCGTTCGCCTGTAGCTCTGTCTACATTATATCCTTCGCCCATATCCCAGGCAAAAGCGAGTTTGCTGTTATTCTCTACTTCTACATCTTCTGAGTCTATTTTTAACTTAGAATTGAGTAATTGCGGACTTATACCATAATATATACGGTAATTCTTATCCATTGTGAGCCCTTCGTCTACACTGTTCAGTTCCTCATATTCCATGTCGGCTTTCTGATCCCAATCGAAATGAACCGACGAGACAATTTTAGGCGTACCATATACCAAGGATGTAATAGCATACAAACCTTGCTGCTTGGAATAGCATAAACCAAACTGATAACTTCCGGTGTCATACACAAAACGCCCTAACTGATACCTGTATTTCTTTATAAATTCGGCATACGTATCTTTCTCAGTCGACGAACGATCGAGCGAACGGGCACAGCTAAGTTTCAATTGCTTCGGCTCGGTATAGTCTATGTCAGGTAACGAAGACACATCGATCTGTGATGATGTTTTATTCTCGAATACATCCTTTAGTAAGGATATATTAACCGTATCCGAATCGCCGTCAACAAGAAAAATCATTCCGAACCGACATTGCATACTGGTCAGAAAATCGATTACCGTTACATCGGGTAGCAATTGCGAATAATCTATTTTGTTTAACACAAGTGCATCGGCCACATTATTAAGCACACATAACCGGCGAAGCTGATAGTGTTCTTTGAATGGGTTGGTGCCTATTTTATACCCGAAATGATTGAAAATACGATCGATCACATACCATACCCTTACAAAAGGAGTAACACCGTATCCTCCCGGAACATCGACCGGAACAAGTGCATTGTTTTGTACAATATTTATGGTATAAGGCCAATATAAGGTATTTGTAGTTTCAGGATCTACATCATTCAGCCTGGTAATATTTACGAGGTCGGCAGACGAAGAACTTTCAGGATTAGGATACGTTTCATCTTTCAAGGTGATTGTAAACAACGTAAGTTCGCTATCCAAGTCATCATCAATAAAAAGATTATCCATGTATTCTTTCATTTGCTGATAGTTCTTTTCGATAACAGGTAATCCCGATAAGGCTGTAAGCTTTACGCTTTTCATCTCCTCATACATCACACCTTCGGCAAAAGCAATGGTTACACCATAGCCTTTGGTTGTATTGTAAGCTGACGACAGGTACATCATGCCACGGCGCATATAGGTAGAGTCGTACACTATCACTGGAATCTTAGATATGGGCTTTGCATCTATATCGAGGCGCGAAGCATAGCCTAGCAAACGGCTATTGTTTGGCGTACGTGGTATCGATGTTGTCACCGACTTGCTACCTATGTTATTGAATATAGGCGATGTTATATTTATTTCGAGTGAAAAATCGGAAGGTATATCAAATATCTCTCCGGTATCTTTTTTGCGGATTACTATACTCATACCTAATCTTTAAGAGTGAATTTATTGTCTATATCCTGTTTCCGCTTCTTTTCGGCTTCCAGTTCGGTAATACCGATATTAGCTATCACACCGTTCTCGTTCAGGCTACGCAGCAAAAGAAGAAGCTCGATATCCAGGTCGGTATTACGATATGCACCGGCAGCAGGCGAAGCCGAAGGCGGTGTACTTACCGGACGATTGTTAAGCGAACCACCCGACGCATATCCGGCAAGGCGCTGAGAACGCAGTGCCCTGTTCAGATCGAGCGACTCCACGGTACCGTTGCGCTGTGCTTCGTCTATCAACCCGATGACAGGTGCAATTGTGGGGTTCTTTATGCCGCTATTAGAAAGTACCCATTCCCTACCCGATTCGCCGACAATCACCGTCGGACGGTCTACAAATCCCCTGCGTTCGGGATCATATACGGCATCAAACTTTTTACCATCCTGCGAACGGGTAACATTAATATATCCGCCTTCTTCTTTACCGGCTACGATAACACCCCTACTACCGCTCGAAGAAGAAGCTCCGCCCAGTGTCATATTCTTCACTTTCTCACGTTCGGCATTGGCTACGGCAAGTTGTGCCAAACCTGTAATACCCAGGAATGCGGAAGCTACAATTGCTGCCGGTAATGGCAAATCCGCATAAGCTCTCATTATAGATACAGCCGTATTTGCAATAATATCAGAAGCTTTTACGGCAAACTGTACATCGGCATATTTTTTTTCTAAATCAAGTTTTTTCTGTGCTTTTTCTTTTTCGAGGCGCTCCGTTTCTTTTGCATTCCCTTCGGCGGCAGCAATACGCACATCGTATTCAGCTTCGAGCTGTGCTGTCTCAGCGGCCATAAGGGCAGATACGGCAGATGTTGCAGCGCCTGTAACTTGAGCTACTTTTTGTGCAAATTCAATTGCATAATTCAGCTTCATATTCCATTTAGCTTTCTCGAATTCTTCTTCCGTCCAACCTTCACGCTCACGGGCAGAAATAAGAGCTTGCATTTCAGAATCATATAATTCACGCATGCCCGCTATATTATACTGTTGCTTTAGTTGTAAGTTTTTGTCTTCATATTGCCGATCAAGTCCACTAAGCAATTTTAGATATGTTTCGTAGTCGATAGCTTTATTTGCCAATAAATCATCAAACATTTTCTTATCATGTGCAAAATCTTCTTCACGGGTTGTCAAGCCAAATTGTGAACGAACATTATAGCTCGTTTCCTTCATCGATTGCGCAAGAGCTTTCCGTTTAGCAATTATATCCGTTTCGCTAGCAATTACAGCGTCTCCCGCTTCACGTACGGCTTCTGTTTTTGTTCTTCCGTTTTGTATTTCAAGGTTCTCAATATATTGCGCATATTCTTTATTAATAAGCAACCTTGTTTCCGATGCTGAAATCTCGATAAGTTCCAATTCATGAGCATTTTGATCGGCGCTTAGATTCCGTTTTTCGAGCACCAACTTTTCTTTATTGATCCACTCCTCAAGATAGCGTAACGATTCGTCACGATATCTCTTCATCTCATCAAGCCTATTTTTGTCTACCTGTGGAGAGATATCAACCAGCTTGTCTTTGGCATCGGCACGACCGCCTTTGATGTCTTCTTTAAACTTCTCGTTTGTAATATTATAATCCTTCACAAACTGATCATAAATACCAATACGGGCATTATAATATTTCGCATCGCTTTCGAGTACCAACTTTTGATATTCATCTTCCGCCAATCCTTTTTTCTCGGCATTAGCTTTTATTTCCATCAATTCGTACTTATGAGCCGTTTCCTGATTTTCGAGACGTGTCTTTAGCTCCTCCTTCTGACGGGCAAGTATTTTCGATTCTTTTTCTTCTTTAGGTGGGGTTTCGAAGCCTACACGCTGGTTGTATATTTGCTGGGCAAGTTCTCGCTGTTTCTGTATTGAAAGCTCAACTTCTGTATCTTTTACATTGTTAGTGAATGGCAATAATTGCTTCCCGTTTCGAGAAAATAAAATTTGACTAAACTTATCTGCCGATGTAATAGTTTTATTGAAGATAGCATCAATTTTTATTCCTGTATCTTTCATATTTTCGATAAGGCCTTCGTTATTAACCTTTACCTTATCTTTTGCATTCTTATGCATATTAAGCCAAGACTTCAATTGCGTATCAGTCATGGCATTGAACTCATTGCGCTTTTCTATGATTTTTTGCTCACCTTTCTGCAATGTTTCGGATGTATTTCCTGTAAAATAGTCTACAGCTCTTTCTGCCGCACCCAGCTTAGCCGTAAATTCTGCTAATTGTGCGTTTTTATTAATCAATTCTTCTTCAGTCCATGGAACAAACTCCGATTTTCCGGCAGTAGTTCCCGATGTAGATACTGTTACATTAAGTTTCCCTTTATTATTTATCTCGGCGTTTAAGTCCCGGATAGCATTTTTATATTTATCAACATCCTTCTTTGCTTCTGCCAATTGCTTCGCATACAGATAAGGAAGTACAGCTTTTTGTGTTTCGATAAATTTTCGAGCTTCTTCGCTGCTAAAGCCGATAGCACGTCCATATTGATCAAATTCTGTACGTAAATGTGGCATGGCAGCGGTTATCTGCCCCACTAAGTCGAGCATTTCCTTGTGTTCATCATCCAGCTCTTTAGATTGTCCATAGGTTAGTTTTACTTTGTCTTTAAGCTTATCGTATTTGTCGATAAGAGGCAGGATATTTACATTGAGATCAGCAACACGTTTATTCTGATCATCAAAAACCTGGCTTGCTGTACGAGAATCTCCCGCCATACTGCCAACAGCATCGGCAACATTACCCGAAAACTCGTTCCATTTGTCTGATAACCATTTTAAGCCATTTCCTATTTTTAGCTGCGCATTATCCCATTTTACGGATGCTTGTGTAGCCTTGTCGGCAGAAGTAAGAGATAGGTCGCCTTGCTTCTTGAGTTCCTCTTCTACAATCTTTGTTGTAGCTTGTGTAAAATCAAGACCTTTTTTCATTTCGGCCTTCAGGCGTGCGGCTGAGATACCAAGGTTATCAAGAATAAGCGGTGATTTACGACCTAACCCATTAATTATAGATTCGGTGAGATAGTCTACCGACTGTCCTGTTTCCTGCGCTCGCTGTTGTGCAAACTTCAGATATTTACCCAGATTGTTGATAGGAATACCAAACCGATCGGCCTTTACCGTCGATTGCATCAACACCATATCGCTTATCAATCCCTTTGTTTCTTTACGGAGCGATGTAAGAAGAGACGTATTGTTTAGTTTTGTAAATGCACGTGTTATACCTTCGGCCTTTGCGGCTACTTCGGGGGCTTTTTTCAGCCAATCTACAGCTCCGGATATAAGATTCTGAAAAATACGTAACGCAGAATACGCTACCATTAGGGGAATTACTTTCTTAATGGTATTGGCTATACCATCAAAGCGTCCTTTTACTTTCTCGCCTCCGGCAGCTACTTCTTTTTGACGGTTCTCTACTGCAACAAGTTGATCGTTGTATTTATTCCACTTGTCAAGATCTTTGTCTTTTACAATATTGTTAAGCTTACCCCTCAGATATTCGGCACGACGCGAAAGCTGATTCATCGTCATATCCGATATTTTCATATTCCGGATACTATATTCTTCTGCGTAACCGAGTTGCTTTATAGTACTGTCGTTTTTTCTTATTTGCGCTTCATACCCGGCAGCCTTTTTTGTTACAAGTTCATAGTCAGCTTGTTTTTCTTTCATTTCTTTGGAATCACCAAGACCTCTTTTCCTTAACTGATCCATCTCTTTATTCAAAGCTTTCAACTGCTCAGTGTCTCTTTTGAGTAGATCTTCCAGTTCCTTATTTTCTTCTCTAAGGCCTTTTATTCCTGCTTTAGCACCTTTCGACTCAAGTTCTATCTCTTTCATTCCTTTTGCCAGCTTGTTTATATCGACGGTTACATTACCGAAACCTTCGCTCTTGACAAGTATTGTCACTATTTCTTCTGCTTTCATATTACTCAGATTTCAATTTTTATGTCCCGTATTTTACCTACCAGATAGCGAGCGAGTCCGCCACGAAGACTATTGTAGATGTATCCTTGCAGAAATCCATAAACAAGTCGATTGTAAATAGGAGCTTTCTTCTTTGTCTTTCTGTTAGGTTCTTTGCCGCGGTATTGCATGTCCAGATATCGGATATATATAGGATATGTAAGGGTAAGGGTAGTTGCATTGTCCTGAGAGGTGACGATGTAATTTCCGCCGATAGAATCAGCCAGATGTCCCGATTTTCTGACAGAAGGCTGATTGGCGACACGCTTCTGTCGGTCAGTTAGCTCTTTCGCTGCCTTACCGAAGGTCTCGGGTACGTTTATTACATATATATTATCGGTAGTTACCATACGGCTAAATTAGCCGTACGCAGGGGGGTGATAAAGGACAAAAAAAGCCTTACATTTCTGTAAGGCTTTTAAGTGATTGCTAAAAAATAATAATTAACCAAACAAGCTTCTCAGCTTTTTAATAAGTCTAAATAACCATGTTCTACAGAGTAGTTTTCTAAAATCTTCGGTGTACGATCGCTCTTTGGCGTAAAATGCTTTATCGATCGATATATCGCTATCCATCGGATATTCTTTTCCTGTATTTTCTTCCACATCGATAAGGAAGCCGGTATTACACCATCCTATCTTACCCATAGCATTACGCACACGGGAATAATCGCCTTTGCGATCGAGCACAAAAACGACTTCGTTGCAGGTACAAAAAGAAACTCTTTTGGTACGGCCAAATGGTGAAGGCCATAGGTTCACTTCCTTTACGTCGTAGCCGTCAACAACAGTGTTTATTTTCTTTAGCATATAGGTTAAATTTAGCTGTTGCAATATACGAACATTAAACAAACTACACAAATATGTGTAGTTTAAAGCAAAGAAAACCGCCCCGATTATCGCAACCAAAGCGGCATCTAACAACACAAATCAACGAAAAAAAGTAAAACAAAAACAATGAAAAAAGTAAAGGGCTTATTTTCCTCCCAGCATATCAAAACCTTGTCGGCGTATGATAGCTGTCCATCCATAGGAAGGAACATTCTCCGACGCCCACGGCGTGATTATATGATCGGCCTGAAAGTTTTTTAACCAAGGGATGCAACGCTCTTCATTTATCATAAAATGACGGATATCGCAAAGGAGGCTCAAAGCCCTGTTTGCTTTTATAGCTCGTTCGGCAAGATCGTTATTACTGTCGCTGCTCGGATAAGCTACCGTAAAAGCGATCAGGAACGATTCGCGACGGTTGTTTATATGGTCCATTTCATTTTCTATCTGCCCGTAATCGACAAACAAAAAGCAGTCCGAAAATGAATTAAGACTCGTTATAACAGCTTCCTTGTCTACACCGAACACATAATTTTTGATCTCCGGAAAAAGCGATTGATTCGGAAGGGCATTTACCTCCTGCATCCAATCGTTATACTCCGGCATATCGCTACGTCCGTTTGTAAATAGTTGCAATACGCCTTCTTTCTGCGGAAAGCGTGCAAAAAACATAAATATATCTTTAACCAGGTTTACCATAAAGCGATAAGTTATTATATGATTTTCTGAATAGTATCGAAATCCAATCCTGTTTTTTCGGCTATATCGGTAATCTTCATTTCTGCGCTATGCATGGTGCGCACGGCGTCAATTTTTTTCTTACGCAATATTTCCAGATATTCGATAAGCGACATCTCCCCTACGGTGTGTATATCGCCGTACCCATCTTCCGACAGGGTATATATACCGTCTTTGAGACCGACTGATAGTTTATTTCTTTGCAGATCCTTTGTATTTGTTTTCTTCCACAAAATGCTGAAATGTGTTTTGGTAAACAGAAACAGCACAAAAGCCTGAAAACAAAGCGCCACAGCTTCGAGCACAGCCACAGGGAGCTCAGCAAACAGCGAAACATTATCGTGAGCCCACTCCGACGAATAGCCCGCCGGCTGATAGAGCGTAGCGGCCAACAATGGCAATAAGCTACGGTTTTTCTCTATACCGTTCAGGCACTCGGTAGCATCTACATACTGACGGGCAGTAAGTGATGTAGACAACTGATCGCATAGCGTGTTGATCGTATAGCCGACACATGAAACCTTGCCGATGGTGATAGTAGGCAAGAGCTGTGCAGCAAAACAGCCATCGATCACGTATTTGTAATCGCAACGGCGAAGCAATCGTACCTCGGGTGTATCGGGCAGATATTTAGGTTCGGTCTTCAGCGCTTCTTTACGCAGCTCAGCAGACAGTCCATTCCAAAGTTGGTCAGGATATTTAATATTGAAAATAAATGTGATTTTCGACATTAGGATATACAGGTTTTGCGCAATGGTATCTTTATGCCGCGCAGGGACATACGACATATCGATATCGAGCACATAGACAACAAACCGCAGGCGCACATCCGAAACCGAAAGCAAACCCGCAGCATAATCCTGCAACAATCCAGACAGATACACAAATTCATCAGGCGACAGGGCATCCCAGCTATTCGGCAATGAATAAGGCTTGCCTTTAATCTCGATATCTATTTTTTTAGAGCATTCCATAGTACTTGTTTTCTTCTTCATTCAGGTTAGTACCCACATTCACATCTATAGATGTATCGGTGAGTGCAATATCGATATTGCTTAACAACGACTGTGCGTCGCCCAAAAAGTCGGCGGCCAGGCTGCTGATGGCTTCACGCTCGGTATTCCCGTTGCGAGACAGGGTATTATCGTCAAAGTAATTTCGCAATGTTGGCGGCAGCTCTATAATATCAAATTGCTTGAGTGTGCGAGCCAGTATGGTATACACAAGTGCCGTATTCAGGTTGGGAAGCAGATCGGTACGGTCAGCTATTTTCTCATAGTATGAGTTGAACGTTAGCAGCAGTTCTTTCTTTTGGATAGGCACGGTACGGATGAAATACAGGAAAGAGCTGTCGATATGATAATACGACTCGAAATCGAGTACCGTTTTTATCTTCAAGTCTTTCATCTGTTGTGCTATCCATGTATTTTCCCAGTCATAAGATGGCGTACTGCTGATAATGGCAAGAAGAGAGTCCATCGCATTGTAATAGTTGTCTATATACTGGCGTTTGATGGCTTCGAGCTCATACTTATAGGTATCGCTTTTCTTATTTTGACGGTTAGTGACAGCGATAAAGATACTCTCACCGTACATAACACGGTTAGCCCATGCCGAACGTAGATATAAACGTGCATCGGTATCCGATTCGGCGACTATCATATTCCATATATTTTCGGATATAATGCCCCGGATCATCTTTCGAACCGAAACGGCCGAAGCATTAAGCGCCTGAAAGGTAGCACTACTCTCTACATTGGGCGCAGAATCTCTAAATTCGGCGAGATTCAAGAATAATTCGTTTAGTATATAATTCGGCATGGGATAATTGTTTTTTAAGAAATACGTTGTCTATACAATATAGAGTCTACATTGATATAAAGTCCACAGGTTTTATTAGGGCAAATAATATAATCACCGTCGCGCGGATCTGATTGAATATCGGATTTATCATATATAAACTCGCAGCAGCAGCGACTACACGTACATCTTTTTCGAGATACTTCTTTTAAGTCTTTACCTTTTTTTAGTATTTCCATAGGTTTATTATTTTATGCCTGCGGTGCATCCAGGCGGTTATTTTGTGACACTTCACTTTGACGGCTCGGTATATCGCGATAAAAGCCTATGCGGTATCCGTCGTTATATTTTTGCGGGAAGTTTACTTGCAATGCGTAGTTAAACGCTTCGCTACATATTTCGTCATCGGACGTAAGCGACGACAGGTAGACGATATAGTTATAATACACGTCGGCTCCCGACTTGGATATAACACCATTCTGAGAGATACCCGTAATAGAAGGATCGAGCCCCATAGACGAAACGAGTACATTATCTACACGCTGATCGTAAGCGATCATTGCCTCGATATATTCCTTATATTTCATATCGATAGTCTCGAAACGCCAACGCTCTTCTTCCTTGGCCGATGTGCGGAACGAATACGAAACGAAGCTTTTGCCCTGATTGCTTTTTCCAGAAAGAAACTCTGTGGCTTTCTTTATTTCAGCGTTCATATAGTTTATAAGGAATGCTTCACTATAATTCGTACCTACATCGATACCGTTATAGGTGAGTAACGCCTTGCTATTGGCTTTACGCTGCTTATTCTCTTCACATATAGCTTTAATCTGGTTACGCTTCGATGCAATCCAGGCATCAGGAATAATGATATGTATCTTTGCCGATAGCGAATTTTTGAGGAAAGAGTTGATATACTCGGGGCTATCATTGGCTCCGCGTATCCAGGGTTTCGTACCTTCGTAGGTCTCATTGCATCCGTAGAAATCGCCTACCGACGTTTGCCGGTGATGCGAAATAGCTGCATACTGATAGTTTTTTACTTCAGCAATGTCGAAACGCGGATACACCTTAAACTTGGTTGTAGCCAATCCCCAGTTACCGAAAGCGATATAACGGAAATCTTTGTAGGTAGGTATATCCTGGGCAGCGTCGAACGATTTGGAAGTGGCCAGGCGACAATGTTTGTTTTCTACAAGTTCGAGGCCTGTGATCGGCAGACCGAACCCGAACTGAGAGCCTATAGAGAAACGATGTTTTGTAAAGTAATCGTAAAAGGTGTAGAAATGGCGTATAACATTGCGCCCAAAATCTGTATACGAAGACTCTATACCGTTCTTTTGCCACGATTCGAGCCAACTGAATACTTCGGGATCACGAAACCATTTGCGCTGAAGCTTACCTTCGGTATCGGTGGTGATAAAGTAACCATGTGGTCCAAGACCATAGAGAAACTTTACTTGCTTGTCTATCAATCTCGGGTGCAAGCGGTTGCGCTTGATGGTATACTCCTGCTCTTCACACTGCAAGTTATGATCGCCACGGGCATATACGTTATATCCCTGAATATTGAGCCATCGTGGTATTACGGGTTGCATTACCGCACGTTCGAAACCCGGATCGTTCAACACCGAGCTGCCCATCGGGCGATCGCCCAACTGAAACGATAGGACGGTATCTTCGGCTACCGAAAGTCCGTAATTGCCAAGGTAAGATATTTCGCTCATACAGATTTTACTTTTCTTAGTTTAAAGTTGTCTACAGCAAACCCGATATAGCGTACAAGCATCCTGTAACAGGCCTTCGGATCTCCCTTTTCGTCGGCATACAGAAAGAAATTATCGCTGTCTATCGCAAACTTATCTTTAGGCAGTTGCGAACGAAACGTACAATTTTCTTTTGTCACAAGCTTTGCCGATGCTTCGCCCTTCGACCGTGAATAAGGGAAGAAAGCAATCGTAAACCTGTTTTGAGGCTCGGGAAGCTGCGATACTTCACGTGCCAGGCGTACGGCTTCGGATATGCTGATTGTTTCCATACAGCGAAAATAGAAGTTCTGTATGCGGAGCGAAAGGACAAAAAATCAGTTTAGAATATACCGATTTAGAATAAAAATGCGAATGATCGCCATATATGTATATACGTGCGCGAAAGTTTACGTACGTCGAAAAAAAATTTTTTCGTTTTATAAAAAGGTGTTTTTTACGACCAACATACCAACACGCCAACAAGAGAGCCGATTCAGAATAAAAATGCGAATGATCGCCATATATGTATATATACGCGTAGGATTTTTTCGGCGGCGGAAATTTTTTTTCGATTTGTTAAAATAAATTAAAAAAGTGCGCCTACCTTCACAGGCAAACGCACCGGCTAAAATCAATAATATAAACATATTAAACACACACGGAATATTTTTATTTTGTAGCTCTCAAAGAATCCAGGTCTTTTCGTAGCATGTGGTTTTCGTGCAGCATCTGAAATATTTCGTTCTTAGATTCGTCTTCAGACATGTCGCCGCCTATCTTGAATAGCAAATCAGAAACTTTGTCCAGGTGATCTACATACATCGATATCGCATCGTTATTGTCATTTTGCAGCTCCTCAAGTGCCTCTAATACCTTCGTTGAGAAGTTTACTTTTGTGTTCAGTATTGCACATTTAGCCATTTTCGCCCCCTTTCTCCGGCTTGTTTTGCCGAACAATGATTTCTATTGTATACTTGCTGCCTTCGAATATATGCGTATCGCAAAGGCTCGATTTGGTACGAAAAAGCCTGAAATGTTCGTTCGGATCGAGCCCATTTTCGACGCTATGTATGCGCCTGATGTATCTGAAGTACGAGAGTATATAGGCGATCATAGAACGAAATGCCATGCCCTGGTATGTAGGCGCGGTTTTTGATTTGGTATTTTTAGTTGCTGTTTTCATAAGTATGTTATTTTGTTTTGTTGTCTATTATCTCATAATTTTCAGGATAAACCACACAGTTTTGTGTAAATCCGTTGTAGTAAGTATCGAAGAATATAGCTCCGTTTTCTTTTCCGGGTGGCGTATGGATTTTTATCACATCGCCCGCCTCTAATCCCAATCGGGTTAATTCCCAGTCTAATACACCTGTAAGTTTTATCATAATATCAACTTTTTACATTCAAAATCAGATAGTCCATAAACGATACAGGGGTATAAGAACATATATCTTGAATAGCTATACGCTTTCCGTGCAAATAAATTCGAACGTCTGTTATACCCTGAACGAAAGCCCGATATAGATAAGAGTAGGCGTGCAATACTGTGTTTTGTAGACATGTACCTTTTATATTATTAGTCACAGATCGCCCGCCCTTGGCGAAGGCTATATCTATTTCTCTTAAATCTACGCTATCAGGTTGCACCGACGATACAGGCGATACGGGTATATCTTTATTTGCTTCTATTTTCGATGGAGTCGATACGGTCGTTATCGACAGATCCGCACACCGCAGGTCGCCCCGCTCTATCGATGTGGCCGATATGGTTATTATCTTATCCTTATACCTGTCGTTGATAGCAAAGTCATGCCAGTCGCCCCCGGGCATCGCCGTAAAAGGTCCTATATATTTTACTTCTATTACGCCGTGATTGGTAGCGTATAGATAATTAATTCCGATGGAAAGTGTTGAAGTTGTCATAGCTGTAATTTTATTTGTTAACGAAAGCAACGACTTTACCGGTTACAGACTCATGCCGGCTAATCCAAGTAATACCGTATTTTCGCAAATCTTCCCTATGGCTTTCAAGAACTGCATCGGAATAGCCAGGCAAATAACTATCCCTAAGCTTATATCTATCTGGTTTTCTGTAACGACATGCAAAATCTTCTAAATTAGTACAATCAGAAACTATATACTTTTCAAAAAGACCGTATATAGTTGTAGTTTTCTTTATAGGCGTAACACAACTCTCAACTGCACGCTCAAACATTGTTGTACTTTTCTCTACACCATCATTCATATATGTAAAATCGTACATTGTATATCCAGAACCTTCGTAAGAACCAACATAAGTAACTTCTAATACAGTTTCGCTATTCATTTGGTAGTTATACCTTGACCCTATTTCTAATTCCGTTGTTTTCATAACTGTAAAGTATTATTTGTTAGTTGGTAATGGAAAAATAAATTCGTTACGGTGTACCGGTTCGTGATCAGACCCAACGTAAAACAACCCATTAGCAATACCCTTCACTTGCTTTTTGCAGTTGTAATAGATATCAAATACGTATTGCCCGACAGAAGGGATTTTTATTTCATCTTCTTGTGTCTTTTCAACGATCACACGATCAGGACTAACCGAGAACCAATAACAATCTATATCGAGATATACACAATCTCCGTATTTGTCAGGAGTATGAAATCCTAATATTGTGTGACCCTCAAATTTTACGCCGTAACCATTTATGAATGTTACTTTCTGACCTACTTTCAAATCTACGCCCGGAAGACTAGTTAAAACTTCTACATTCTTGCTTTTCACCCAGTTTTTGAACTCCTTTGCGTGTTCTGCATTTCTTTCTTGTCTGCTATTTAATTCCGTTGCTTTCATATCTGTTTATTTTTATTGATTTTTCGAACTATTTATTTTTTATTGATAATGTTAGCGATAGCTAAAGAGATAGCCGATACGGCTAGTAATCCCATAAATGACTTTTGTTCTACGATACCGAAATCGATAGAAAAGATCATTGAAGACAAAGCTGCGACTAAAGTGATGATACCGACTAAAAAAAGAATTCGTTTCATGATGTTTATTTTTTATTGATTTATTATTATGACACAAATGTAAAGCTATCACTTTTCAAAAACAAATAAAACGAATACTTTTTGCTTTACATTAACATTATTTATGATAACCTATAGCTTTACAAAGCTATAACTATGTAAATTTGCAATGTATTAACAATGTATATCTATGGGTTTACGGATAAAGGAGCTAATAAAAGAAAAAGGTCTATCAATTAATGAGGTGGCTGAAACGATGGGAATATCACGGGTTGGATTATCTCAGCACATAAATGGCAATCCATCGGTTGAAGTATTAGAGCGTATAGCGAATGCTATAGGTTGCAACATATCGGAATTATTCACAAAAACAAAAGAGGGGGAAATAATAGGTATTGTTCGATACAACAATAGACCTTATGAAATAAATTCAATAGAAGACATAAAAAAAATATTAGCTGAAATAGAGGATAATAAGAAATAATTCATAGTTTCACATAAAATTTAAGTGAACATGAAAGACTATTATTCTATATTAGACATATCACGGAAAACTACAACAAATGAAATATTAGCTGAATACATCAAAAAGTCTCATTATAATTATAATATAGGGTATACAGATTACGATAACATGCGTGAGCTAGTTCGAATTAATGATATTTTAGAAGCTAAAAATTTTCTAACAGATAGAATTAATAGACTAAAATACGACATAAAAAGATACGGTTTCTTCGAATATGTAGACACAAACTTTTCAAATCAATCTCAAATAAATGAATTTATAGATATACTAAAAATAGAATTAATTTCTCTTAATGAAGAAAAAGAGAAAAAAGATAAATTAATATCCAATTTAGAAAAAAGAAAAGAATCTTTATTATCAGAATTAATAAACGGTAAAATAGATGCTAGCGCTAAGCTAGAAATAGAAATAGGTAAAGTCTCTGATCTATTTTTAGCAAACAACAACTTAGAAAAAGAATTAACTAATATATCAGACCAATTAAAAAAACTAGCAGACCAATTAGATATTTGCGAAAAAGAGAACGAAAAATTAACAAAAAATCTACAAATAATAGACGATCAAAATAAAAGATTATTGAAAGTTGCAAAAAACCACAAAGAAAAAATATTTAAGATTGTTATTACTTTAAGTTTTTTCTTCATGTTCATAATATTATTGGTATATATAAACAGATGAAATATTTCATTGTACAACATTAGTTGTTAACTGTATAGCTTATGATAATACCTATAACAAGAATAATAACAAGTACGTATAGCACAGATAAATAAACAGAAGAATAATCTTTTTTATATCTCTTTTCAGATACAGGCCTTTTAGCTTCTTTGGTTTTTAATGTACTTTGATCCGATTTAACGGAATCATTCCCTGATATTTTTTCTCTCGAATATATACCAGTACCCGGAATACCTAAATTTTGATATATTCCGGACTTTCCAATATTCACACTAGCACCTCGGATACCGACAGTTACACTAGCACCTTTTTTGCTTAGATTAATATTAACACCAGGCATAAGTTTTACCCGTTTTCGATAAGAAAATCCCATAGTATTTTATACTTTTCAATAAAACTTCAACATTTACAAAGAGAGCGATCTACATACACTTTATTTCCTTTGCTGTTATAATAATAACATCCCCCTTTAGATCCTTTATACAAACTATGACCATTATATGTACCGCAGCCAGAAGATCCGTTATAATCATAATCAGAACTACCAGGGGCACAAGAAACAAATAAGAGTACTAATAGTATTGATAATAATTTTTTCATGGTATTTATTATAATTTATTATTTATTAGGAGCTTCTTTCATTAGTTTATATGCCCTATTGATCTTCTGTGCATCTTTCTCTTTTATATCTATATCTACATATCCATCAGTGGTGTATATCCTTAGCTTAGTCAAATAGCTATCTTTAGCAAATGCTTCGATATCACTACCATCGTATATACAACTAATACCTAGTATCCCACTCATAGATAAACCGGTAACGCCATCACCTTTGGCAGCAATAGCATAACTAATTGATGTAAGTGTTATAATAGAATTATCGGACATTTTAAACATTAGCTTCGACCCTTCTTTAATAGATAACATTTCACATGTTACCCACTTCAAATGGAAGGTTTCCACGCCGTCCAGGCTTATAAATCGAAACATTAAATTATCCTTACCTGTGAGACCATTACCAGTCTTAAACTTTTCCCAGTTAGTGTAAATTGTTTTAACCCCGGTAAATTCGTCTATCTCGTTTTTATCGATCTTTTGTGCACACATAAGAATAGGAAAGAAAACCAACAATACAAATAACAATCTTCTCATAGTCTTTTTATTTAAGTTTTTGTAAATGTATAAAATAATTAATATCCATCCTATAGTATATACCCTGGTTTATACACATCTACACGTTCACCGTCCTAACATAACCAACGATAGGCACCCGACTTCAAAAAAAAATGGTAAAGCCACCTATATATAGGGCCTTGTTTTTTAATGAAAAAAACTAGAAATGTTAAAAACGATCAATTTTTAACAATAATGTTAATTTTAACTTAATATCACATTTCCCGACCAAAACCCCTCTTGAATTGCACGACGACAAGTCAGCGTTCGCGGCTATTTTCTTTCGTGTAAAAATTTTTATTTTTTTTATTTTTCAAAAATAGGATTGATCTTCAAACATTTAATATTTGAACCGATGTAAACAGCCCCCTACTTTATGGTACGAAAACAATATTTTATAATGAAAAACAGGCTACATTATCGTGTTTTCAGGTAAATTATCAGGTATTGAGCTAAATTCGGACGGTAATAAGTGCCCATAGCGCCCATAATAGAAGTAAATAAGAGCTGATGGTAACTGAGTAGATCTACCAGCCTGCAACTTCATAGGAACTTTTTTCTCGGAAGACTTATCGAGTTCTATTTTTCCATCTGCGCTCTTCTTCATAGGGCTAAGCAGAATAGACGAACATAGATTAGGACACTGATTTTCGCAAATATAAGGACGTGGAAAAGCTGCAAATTTATTACTGAATATATAATCGAGTAGTTTCTTTTGCTGCCAATAGTATATAGTTGGCTGACCCTCGTTCATAAGCTCTACATAAAAACCGTATCGCTCCAGTTCTGCTTTTAACAGCCTGGCATCTGTAGTTATTTGTTCGAGCTCTTCTTTTGTTTTATTACCGGCACGGTCATAATATAGTTTAATTCGTTTGTTGCGGGCGTCATCACCAAAGAAATCATAAAAGTCGAGCGCCAGGTGTGTTTGATCGGCAGGAGAATAGCAAGTGAATTCTTTTATCGTACGTACCTCATGTCCGAAATTACGTTCTTGTGATACTGTTAGGCTTTGAAATTTACCGGGGTCGTATCCTAGCAACAATTCATCGTCCGGATTATAATATTTTAGATATCCCGCAGTGATACGAAACCCTCCCATGAGATCAACCTTTAGTAACATATCGTTTTTGTAACTATCACTAAACTGATGAACTTTTGGAACATAGTTTGCAAAGAAACGATCTACAACAGCACGTATACGTATGGCACAAATAGCCGTTAGAAACTCTTCCATATCCATCAATTCTAATTGTTGTTTGAAGAATCCCTGACCTAAAAAATTTTTATTTACCAAAGAGGATGCACGAATGTAAAATGAAGCCTTTTTACGCATATCACGAAGACGACCTTCCCAAAGATGCAATGTTTTTATAGCTTTTTCATATCTAGGGTATAAAGGTGTAAGTTCTGACATTTCGCGACGCTTAGATTTTACTTCATTCTGCATCCAATCGAAATGCATTTTTATAACCATTGCATCATTAACAGGTTTAGCCACAGAAGCAATTTCATTTATAAGATTCATATCCATATTGGTTTCATATTCCTCATACCAGTTATCTTCACCCAGATCGACACGAGCCGTATCGGATACCCCCGTTATACCTTGGTATAAATGATGGTTGCGAACATCACGATTGTCGCTACCACGAAGGGCAGGAAAAAGCCTTGTTTTTAGTTTTTCACCCTTATTGTGCTTCATTTCTTCAATAAAAGCATGCACACCAGAGCGCCCGGCTACAGAGTCAGGCTGATCAGAAGAGACCAATTGTAAGTTAAAACCATTACGAAAAACAATAGAATGACGGGCATTAAGAACAGGGTAACGTGGGCGTGAAAAATGTTTTGGTAATTTAGATGTTCCAATAACATAATCAACACCATCTTCAAGAATACATCGTTGTCCTGCACATATAGTTTTATTAAAATAAGAAATAAGGTTAGGCACAATATTAGTCAATAGAGCTGCGTACGTATTGTGCACAAGAAAAGCTAACTCTCGAGGCATAGCATCTGCAACTCGCAATATACGAGGCCCTGTTATTCCTTCAGTCTTACCACCACCACGAGCAATTTCTGCTATTAAAACATTGGGATCAATAAGAGCGGCACGCATTTGTGCCATATTCATATAGTAATCTTGAGCCCATTCGTATTGTTCATTCTCAATCATAATTTAATCGCTTTCAATTTCTTCGTAAGGTGTTTCAGGCAAGTCCGCATCTCTACGAAGTCTCTTCTTTTCTATTTCATCTATAGGCAATGAATCAATATGTTTTATATAAAAACCTTCATTGTTTTTTCGCGCAATTTCTTTCATAGATTTTGATTCAAATCCATAATCAACAAGAGAAATATCCGGAGATAAAAGTAACACAGGAACAAAACCAGTATTTAAACTTGCTGCAATACTTGATTTTTCACGGCATTCTTCGGCAGCTTTACGAAAGAGATATGCAGATTTGAAATCTTCGGCCTCAATAGCTGCTTTTGCATCATCTTCATATTTATTCGCAAAATCGATATACCAAACTTTATCTGAAACTATATTGTCAACATGGAAATACTCTAAGGCAGCATAAATACGCTCTTGACATGTTCGAAAAGAAGGTTTCTTACCAAACTTAGCAGCTATGCGCTTCATTAAACTTCTTGCAGCACTTGAGATATTACGATCTTTATCGTATTCCTCATAAGCCATAGATATTTCCTGTAACCATTGCTGTGTCTCAGGAGGAATACCTTCTGAGTTTCCCGTTTCGAGAAAATGAGCAATTATAGCCGGATCGAGTTTTGATAATATTTCGAAATGCGTCATAGCTTATTGTTTTCTATTACAGATTCAAATACGGCTTTCGTTTCGGTGTGCTTTTGCAGAAGAGCTTTATCCGTATCAAGTCTATCGATGCGTTTATCGCTGCGTAGATAAGATTCATATCGTGCAATATTGGCGCAACAAAGCTTGTATTCGTCCATAAACTTGGTATGATTGAGTATAAAAATTTCTTCGAGGCGTGAATAAACACTGCGGTGCATAATCAGCGGGTGTTTCTGAAGCCATTTTCCTGTATCGTTGAAAGATTGGAGTTCCCGAAAACAAAGAAGATTCCTGATGCGTAATTCTGCCAAATCTTTTACAGCCTTTTCAGTCGGCTTTTTATCGAGCAGTGCATCAAGAACCTTCATCTGATTGTGCGTATTTATTCGATCTGAATAAATAAGCGTAGCCGTTTTAATGTCATCGTCAAGATAGTTATACCACTTTATTTTCGGGTATTCTTCTTCTTTGAGACGCTTTTTTTTTCAACGGTAGCCTTATTGTTCAGATCAGTTTCTTTAACTGCCAATTCGGCCTCCTTTTCATTCAACAGGTCTTCTTTCTCGGACAGTTCAGTTTCCTTGTCATCCAAGTCTGATTCTTTGCTAAGTAACTCGTCTTCTTTTTCTTCGAGTTCCGACTGCTTTTCTTCTAGCTCTTCTGATAGATTCGTCTTAACAGCTTCTTCTTTTGCTTTTTTATTAGCTTCAGCAGCAGCTTCAGCTTCTTCCTTCTCTTTTTTTGCATTTTCACGAGCAGAAACAGCCTCGGTTGTTAATTTTACATGATATTTTTCGCTATCAACTGCAACTAACTCAATTTCGGAAGGGAAAACATCTTCATCTACAGGCCAATCGAGTGTAGCAACTAACAAAAACAGACCGGCAGATATAATTTTGATAAACTCTTGAATATCTATACTCTTTTTCGGATCTGCTTTTTTAATATAATCAGCAAAGCGTTTTTGCAAGATCTCTTCCTGTGATTTTTGAAGTTTTTCCTTTGCAAATTTTCTACGGAAAGCTATAATATCAGTATTTGACGTTAGCGTCAGCAACTCATACAATACATTGTCAGCATATTTCTGTTCTTTACCTGAAGGCTTGACAAGTAATTCGTTTTTAGGGTCGATACTTGCCAACAATGCGAGGTCTGCTTCCAGGTGGGAAGCAGCTCGCAATTGGTTGTAATGACCTCTTTTTTCTCTATTTAAAGGCATAATTAAATGTTTTTATATTCGACCAACCTCTATAAGGGTATTAGCGTCAAACACTTTCAGATACAGCTCTTTCGTTTTAGAGGCTGTCCATGTAGCGCCATCGACAAGCAAGAAAGGATCACCATCGGCTACAGTAGCCGCATTTGTAGTTCCGTCACCAATCAGGGTAATAATACGCCCTATATCGGCTACCGTAATACCCGATATAGCAGATATCGCATATGTAGCGGAAGTGCCATTTGGTAAAATATATCGATTGTTTCCTGCAACGATAGCCAAAGTGGTAGCTCCCGCAGTAAGCGTAATTGGATTTTGACGAATGATATCACCGATATAAGTCCAAGGTTGCTGTATTGTCTGTTGGGTAAACGTAAATGTAACAGATCTGCTTTCAGCATCATTTTTATTATCGTATGTACTTAGCGTTACAGCCTTACAAGGATTACCTATACCTTGCATAATTCCGCTTTCACATTCCTGATATATAATAACAAACTTGGTTCCGGCATATTCTTCAATAAAATTAAGAAGCTCGGCACGATTACCACCCATAACAAGCGTAAACGTATTCGTTCCGGTAATTGTAATAGCGTTAGCCTCTTTGGTACCATTACCTAAAAATGTAGGGATTGTATGTGCCTCGAAATAGTGCATAAACTTACCGGACTTCATCGGTATAGTCGTGACCTCTCTATTTACATTCATAGTAGGGAATGGAACAGTATCGTCAATATCGGATACGGGTATAAGCCATACTTTATGTCCTATCGCATTAGGAGATGTATGCCGGTCGCTAACATCGTTAATAGATACCATAGCACACATTGCCAAAGATCCTGTTCCGGCTGTAACAATTACATTTTTTACGGCATTTTCGGGTTCAGAAAATGCGCCATAAGCAGCAAGTAATCCAAAAAGAAGTCCTATCATCAAGATTGCAGACTTAAATAAAGATGCTTTCCTTGCTTTTTCTTTTTTGGTCACATAAGACATGTGACTATCTAAATTAAATTGTCTCATAGATAAATATTTTATGAAATATTGTTTCGTTATGGAATAAAAGCAGGAGGCCGAAGCCTCCAAGCTTTCATCTTCGATTATCGTACACCCGGAACATTCGGTTGCAGTACCGCATTTATCGTGCGAGTACCACCGACCATACGTTCGAGTTCTAAGAATTTTGTTTTATCTGCATTCAGAACAAGCATTATATAATCGCCTACAGCGGTAGGTGTATACGCAGCCGTAATTTCAGAGAATTTGCCTGACTTAGCTATTGTAGTAGCATTTGTAAGACTTCCACACTCAAACTTATAACCAACACCCAAACGTGCATTAGAAATATCAGTGAGCGCTTTAGCTGCTGTATTAGCCTGCGTAACAAACCAGAACCCTGTTGCACCATCTATAGTCGTAGCATCGGCAGCAACAAAAGCAGCCGGCTTATTCATAAATATGCGTTGACGCAGGAATTTGTTATTATCCAAGTCGGTCTTAGAATTAAACTTCATACCTACAAAAGAAGCGGCAGTTCCTTCTTTCCATACAGACCAGGCCTTGTATGTTTCCATTGCGCGCTCAAACTGAAGAGCCAACATTTCACCCGGCATATATTCTATACACTGTAAGTTACCAGGCTCTTGTACCAAAATCAACGGCAAAGTACCTAAGTTCGGTAACCAAACGATAGGTGTATCGATATCCGGAACTTTCGCCATCATACTGTCAGGTCCTGTAAAGTCAAGATCCTTTCCGTATTTGGCACGACAGTTCTTTTTCCACCAAAGTTTGTGATTGTCGTTCAGGATAACAACAAGCTTATTGAAAGGAACCGTATAGTCTTCGGTAATGGCAAGTTTGATATCTTCAAGCATATCCTGAACGGTTTCAAGGAATGTGCTTTCGTCATATGCCATATAAGAATCATCATCGTGAAGTTTCAATTTAAACTCATGTGCATAGCGGATAAGGCTATATACAATACCTGTAGAAGAGTTTAGGTAGTGACCGGCTTTACCTGTTTCGGGAGCAACGTATATACCCATGATACGACGATGGTTTTGTTCGCTGATAGCCTGAGTCATCACGTTAAGTATCTGCCACTCGATCAAAGACCACTTCATAGGATCTGAACCCTCAGTATTCAAGTAACCGATATACATCCGTTCGATCTCTTTCATCGGTTTGAATTTCAACTTGATCATCGCGTCATCTACATACGCTAGTTCAGGTTGAAGTTCCATTTTACCTTTATAGATCTCACCTTCTTGCCAAGCTTGAGAAACAGCATCGAAGAAAGCCGAGAACATTACTTCGCGATCCTGGATGCCATAACGGCGAGGGAACACGTCGTAAATATTATACATGGTAATCAGGCGAGCGATGAGAGCATCCTGACGGCGCACTAAATAAAAATCGGGAAGATTGGCTGGATCGAGACCTGAATAATCGTTGGTGAACGTCATCAAGCGTTCAGCGTTCAACATATTATTGTTCTTGAGATACGCATAACGTTTCTTCAAGCTATCGCCGTACGTTTCGAACTCTTGTGTACACGCTTCTATTTCCTGTTTTGAAGGATCAGGATTCTGTATAGCATACGAAGGATTGGCTGCAATTTTGTTCCAACGTTTCTCTAGGGAGAACATCGGGTGTGCAATACCCAGGAAATGCGTTTTGTCGGTTCCGGGACCATTGATATTCAGAGAAGGCTTAATTTCATCTTCGGGCTTATCTCTGTTTGCCTTAGCGGCTAAACCCTCGATAGCTATAGCCATTTTCTCAACGATAGCAACCGGGTCGATATTGTCTGAAGGTTTTGGAGATCCTTCATTTTCAGATTGAGGGTTATCGCCACTATCAGAAGAAGACTCAGGCATTACCCTGTTTGCAATAGCAAGTATTTGCTTTTTTTGCTCTTCTTCTTTCGCCTTGGCATCATTCTTTTCTTTTAATACTGCTTTGAGATCAGTATTAAAATCACATCCAGGATTTTGCGTATTGTATTCCTGGGCTATATTTTTCCAATCATCATCCGACAACTGATCAGATTCAGCCTTATCAGTAAGGTTAAGTTTTTGGAAAATACCTTTTAGAGCTTGAATAAAATTTGGCATTTTAATATATTTAAATGTAAGACATAAGGGATTTTCGGTTCCTTTGGAGTTGTGCCCATTCCTTGCCCATCGTATCGGCTTCGTACAAGGCTTCTTCGAAAGTAGTTAGGCCGTCTATCAGTTTATTATCGATAGCAGGCGGAGAGGCATAATAGGATTCACCCCGGAATACGGGATCATCGTCGGGAAGATCGTTTAATTGTGGACGGGCAGCACGCACAGCAGCTTCGAACTGCTGTTGGAGCGGATCTAATTCCTCACGGATAAATTGTTCCGGCTTTCCGTTGTATAGATCTTCGTATTTTTTGTTTTTAAGGTCTGATTTTGTAGCTACTTCGCGAATACGTTCAATACCGAGTTTCTCGAAATAAGGCATAAAGTTGAGACTATCGATCAGCGTACCGATACTGCCTATGAGATCGTTTTGGGTAGATGCCTTTATAGTAGCGCCATGTACACCAATATAATAAGCTGCACTGGCAGCAACTTTTTCTACAAAAGAATAAATTGGTTTCTTTAGAGACTGTAAAGTCTCGGCCACCCGATCCATATACCAGGCTTCGCCCCCTCCCGACTTGATATGCAGAAAGTGAGCATTAACCATCGGATTAGCTTCGGCGGCTTGCAGATCCTTTACAAATTGTTTAGAGGAAAACCACCAACGCGAATCGGATAGTATCATTCCCATAATGGGATAATAAGCAAGTGACCCCGGAGTTACTTCTTGCGAAGCGTAGTCTGTGGTGACGTGTATTTCTTTTTCCTGGGTAATAGGATTGACAACACCGAAAATAGAGGCTACCTGAGTCTTATAAGAAGGAAATTGTTCTTCGGTAACATGTGCGACATCGATAAATTTCATTACCGACACTAATGCGGAAACTATTTCGGCTTCGTTGCAATAGAATCGCGCAGATGGAGAAGAAAGAATGGATACAAGTTGTGTATACGGATTCATACGCTGTTATTTACACACAAAAGTGTGCAAACAACAGCGGTATGTAAAGGACTTATATAAGTGGTATAACGGGCGTTTGAAGGGAAACGGAAAGGGTATCGGACTGTATTCCGGGAGTGATATATGCGACTACCGGATAGTCTGTAGATCCGTAGATAGTATATGTGCCATCGGTATAATATATAATGAGAACACAATAGCGGGGATAATTGTATTTTGATGCAACAAGAGAACTAACCTTATCTATAATAATGTCTTGAGATAAAGATAACGACAAGCCTGCATCTGCATTATCGGGCTTAGGATCGATAGATAACACTTCCGAAAAAAGTGTATCTACAGAAGCACCATCAACAGGCACAACAATATTGTTTGCAATAGAAGCAATATCCGTTATCGGAATTATATAGAACTTAGAACAAAATTCTTTCATAAATTATCAATTTTCAGGGGACAACGGTGCAATAAAAAATATAATAAAAAAGCGAGTTTTTAGGGGACAATGGTGCAATAAAAAATATATCAAAAAATCATGTTTTCAGAGGACAACCGTGCAATTAGATTTTTCTATTCTTTTTCGATAATGCCTCTTTTTTAGCATATCATAATTTTTGGCAAAATCGATTGAATAACGATTACAGAAAGATTGTATCAAATCTTTATATTCAGCGTCGGTATATTCTTTGGTTATGTCAACAATATTAAAAAATAACTCGTTGAAAAAATCTTCTATTTTGCTTTCCATAGAACGCTGTACGGAAGTAGGGATATAATAATATGTCTGATTGCAATTTATTCGTTTATCTTCGCGGCCACCCATCCATAAGATATCGAGTGTTAGTACATTCTTATTTGGTAATTGACGAAAATAATGAGTACAATCTTCAGGAACTTTACATAATTCTGAGTATATAAGATTTCCTAAAAATGTGTTTTTACGCACTTTTAGAGGTTGTTTTTCTTCTCCCATCTGCCGAATGACAAAATTAAGAAGATACTCAGGAAGGTTTATTTTTATAAATCTGGCATTCATAATATATACATGTTTTCAAATTATAGGAAGGTATTTTTTTGTACCAACGTACCAACATACCAACAAAGACTATTAATATTTTGCTAAGTTACTGAAATCAAACAATATCACAAAAATTAAATACACAAAAATGTGCACTTTCAGCATACCAACAGAGCCAACAAACACAATTTTCAACAAAAGCATACCAACAAGCCTAAAAAAGCATGCCAACATATACCAACAGAAAGCCAACACACCAACAAGCCTATTATATATTAATATTATTTTCTAAATAATTAATATATAATATAATACGCCGTTTTTGTGTTGAAAAATAATTTTTTTGTTGGTATGTTGGTATGTTGGCAAGGTCGAGTGAAAAATATTTTTCAAATATGTGTGTATATAATTTATTCTATATAGAGAGGGGGTGCGGGGGAGATTTTGATAAAAAAGAAAAGACATATCCGAAGACATGTCTTTTTTAAACTTTCTGAATACTCTCAAGAGAGAATCATCAAAAGGTGTTCACTCTCAGCAAACCGTTTTATCGCTCCGTCATACTGCCGTCGCTCCCTGAACGGTTCGCTTTCGTTCACGAAAAGAAAGGCCGGCAATATGCCGGCCATGTATACCCTGAGTGATTAAATGTTTCAGAGAGGGTCATTCGGTTGTTTGTGATATTTCTTCATCGAACGCTCAATACAAGCCTCTCTGTTTCTATAGTAGTAATCTCTTCCGTACTTTCTGTACTTCTCAGGATTTTTCTTCCTGTCTTCTCGCACTCTTTTATTTCGATCTGTTCGTATTTTGCTTTCTCTATCTTGAATACGTTTACAAGATTTGCATACTCCGTTATATCCGTCTTTACTCCTTGATTTAAAACCAAAATTGTCTATTGGCTTCTCTACTTTGCATTTTGCACATGTTTTCATAATATCAATACTTAAAGTCGGTGAAATGAATAATTTTCTTTGTGCAAGGTTCGTTAAACCATCTGAAGAAGTCTTCTGTAGCGTCGAAACCGTCGTTACGTGAAAAGTCGTGAATTTCTGCATTGTTTAGTCGGCGACCATCTACAAATAGTTCAAAAATTATCTTATCATCGCCATTTAAGATAGACCTTAAAACCTTTATTTCAGAATGGTATAATTTGTATTCATGCGAATCAATAGCTTTTATTTCCAGTATTTGTGTATATATACATTGACCTTCAGCAAAGCATCTATAATTAGATGTACGTACACCATGAGCATGCTGTATCATCATTCCAGGCTTCCAACGTCCGTGTATATCGTCACGGATAGTGTGTTTCTTTATGCCTTCTTTGATCTTCTGCTCAAAGTTTGTCGGCCTGCCCCACGGAAATTTTTGTTTGTATGATAGTATCATGGCTGTTATCTTTTATAAATATAATACTGGCGAAGAAATCCTCTCTTTAAAAAGGCTTGATCAGTCAAAGGTGTAATAAATTTGTTAAATCCTTCGATCAGTGCATCCCATTCATACTTCAACATGTCTTTATCAGCTTTGTGTATGACTTCGGGAAAAGGATAAACAAGGTCGAACTTTTTAGCAATTACCTTCATTAATTTATCTTCTATTGTTTGATAATCGGGCATCCGATGTTTTATAGGGCTAGGAAGATCGACCAAATAAGCTTCGGCAGCGTCATGTAACAAAGCTTCTAGCTTATATTCTTCAGGTACCAGGTCGGCACACAAAAGGCTGTGTTGTGCTACGGAATAGAACTCGGAGCAATGGCCTCCAAAACGACAGAGCATCGACAAGGCATGCGCTATATCTTCGATACAGATCATATCTACAGTTGGTGCAAATACATTCATGTAGAGCCCTGAATGAGTGCGTATCGTGTTTGGTTGCGCTACATTTTGTTTATAGGGTGGTATCATTTGTTTTTACTTTATTCTTGTGAAATAAATACTTCTAGTGGCTTGGTCTATATCAATATCGAACGAGCGTTCTGTACCAAAGAATTTTCCAGATTTAAATTTTTCAATCCATTTATCGAATTCGCCTTTTTGAGTTTCACCCTTTTCGGGGTTAAAATCTTTCTCGAAATCTGAATATAATTTATCTAAGTCTACAAGTAATTTGTCCCACTGATGGCAGAATGCACCCCAGTTTAAGAGTTTGTAGGTAAGTCGATGTGAAACAGTATAATTTATAGGTTTACTTACAACTAGATCTACTAACTCGGCCATTTTAGAACTTACCTGTTTAGCCATCTCAGGTATTTGAGATTTCATATCCGATAATGTTTTGCTTATCTCTTCATTTTTCGGAATATTCTTATCGTAGAATGATTTCTGACATTCTTTACAACAGAAAAATAGTCTTTCGTATTTATCCGTAAACAGTATTGGTATTTTAAAAATAAAACCTTTATTCTGCGCTTCACAACCGATAGCTCCCCACGCCTCGGTAGACGTGGAGAAAAGAAAACGGTTGCATTCGTTACAATAGATATCTTTTGTTTGATTAGATAAGTGTGTCATAGTCGTATCCAAGTTCTTTAATTTTTTGTTTTGCTTCTTTGATATTACGCTTCCATCCACGACGGTCTCCTTTCACTTCGGGTTCATTGTTGTCGAGCATGTATTGAATGTCTTTTATTTCATCAAACAGATCCTTAACTTCGCTATCAATATGATAACAATCAGGACAAAGCATTTCATTCTTATTTAATTCTGATTGGCGTGTTGAGTTTAACTCAACCCATTCTTTGCATTTATCGCACGGTACAGGCATTTCCATAATCATTCTTTATTTTCAGGTTTTACATCCGTTGTTTTGATAAATCGGTATACAGTAATAGGAAAACGATTGTTCTCGTCTGCGTATTTAAAATCCTGATCGGTAACGCATTTATATCCTTCAGCATCGATAAATATTAAATCGCGGGGATTGAGTGTTTCAAAGCAGGAATAAAGAGAGCTATTAACGTATATTTCGTAACTCGAGATTTCGCTTAACTTCCGGGCTCGCATACGTATTTTATTATCGGAAATATATTCGTCTGTTTCTTTTTCGGATCTATCTACATTGGGGTAGACAAGATAGGTTATTACTGCGAATATGATTAATATTCCAAAAGCCGCAAACAACGGTCTCGGCATAAGATCTCCGATTATAATGACTAGATAAAATACTACCATCACCACTATTAGTATAATAGCGGAAGCAGACATGGATATTAAAATTTTATTTGTTTTCATATTGTGTTCAATTTTTATTCTTCATCTTCCTCGATTACAAACTCATAACCATTCCATTTTATTTCGTATTCTGCACCATGAGCTTTTAAATGAGCTTCATGTAACAAACAAAGACCTATACTTTTACCTGTCTCGTCATGTAAATACGCCTCATTGTTTTCTTTTTTATAGGCATCTATATCCGATATGATTACCTCTAATATTTTCCTAGTTTCCTTGTTATCGAAAACATCCATAGAAAGAAATGTCCCAGAACTATACATGTCTTTTTCAGAAACTAGATTCTTCTTTAAAAAAGTATTAAAAACCATTAGGGTAAGTACTGGACTGGCATAAAACTCTTTTGTATAGATTGGATCAGATAGCGAAATCAACTCAAAAGATTCATCTAAAGCATATCCTGATAAAGCTCTACCGTTAATATCTATTTTATATAAACCAGTAGTAGTTTCATCATTCTTTTTTATTGAGTATTCTCCAATATATCCGGATTTTTTTGCCTGATCTGCATTATCAAATACAGGTATTACTTTTGTTATTACTCCTATCTTACCGATATACTTTTTAATAGGACAGGATGCAATCTTTACTTTGTCATTGACTTTAAATTTTGTTTTCATAATATAAATATTTATTGGATTATTGTTATATCTTTTGCTTTATCGAAATCTATCAAATCGTATATCTTAGGATGGATTACCATTGAAATTTCTCCGTTATCTTCTTTTGTTAATCGCCATCCATACCAATGTCCGTCAGTCTCTGTTTTAATTCCAAATTCATTCAATTGCCGAGAGCTGATAGCAAATATTTCTTTATAAAACCTACCTTCAATATTCTTTGCAGCTTTTGTTCTTCGATTTATCCGATAACCGATATTTTTATCTTTATCGAATTCTTGCTTATATCCGGGAACTTCTTTAGTAACATCCTCGAAATAACAATGAGCAAAACTATAGTCGTAACAGAATGAAAAGGCATATCTAAACCCAAGTCCAGATCCTGCTTTTATTTTACACCCGGTTTCTTCTTCTATAATTTGTATTGCCTTCGTATGCATAAGTTCTTTCTTTTCGAACATTTTTTGCACAATACTAGCTACTTGGCTACCTTGCTTAAATTGAATTTTCATTATTCTTTATTTTAAATTTTAAATATCTTCTAGTGGGCAATTAGGATGTATTTTTTTCTTTTCGATATATTCTAAAACAGACGGCAAGCTTTTCTGTAATCTACAGTAATAACTAGTATAACCATGTCCATATTCTTTTCTTTGCATAGGGCAATCAGCGCAGGATTTTACAGTTAAATTCAATTTTTTCATAATCTATTGTTTTTGTATTTAAATAAAAATGGAATATCATCATCAGTAAGGTCCGAGGCAATTAAGACATCTATACGTCTAACCATTTGAATATAATCATCCTTAGAACATGGTTTATATCGTGATATCTCCGGCAATCTCGAAGGATTCAGTTGTAGTTTACCGGCTCCTTTTTTTATCACGTTATATAATCGATCTCCTTTTTTAGGATTAGTAATTCTTAGTAATATTGTTCCATCTTCAAATATGCCAAGGATAACTGTTTTGTTATATGTGACCTTCTTATAATACAGCGGATATCTTATTTCCGGGAATATGTTATTCATAATATCTAATTTAAAATGGCAAATCTTCATTTCTATATCGTATGGAAAATACTTGCATCTCTATTTGTCGGTATTCATTTACGGAAATAGCCGAGTATCCTAATTTAGAAAAGTCGTGTGGTGTCAGCCAATTAAGCATAGAATAAGTTCTAGCTTCGGGTTCTCTATAGAAAGTGGATTTTTCTTTTATTAAAAGATCGATTCTATTAATATGTGTAATAAGTTGAATAGCAACTACTTTCTTTGACGTTGTTTTCTTAAAAAAATATACATTATAAGCCATAATTGTTTTGTTTTTAAAAAGGTAAATCATCTTCGTTCTTTTCACTAGGAGGAGTCATTTTGAACATGGGTGGTTCATCATCGTTCTTTGGTGGTTCTTGATGTTCGATGCGTTCCAGGTCTATCTCGAAAAGCGTCTTCAGCATGTCGTAGTTGAACATGTGAGCAGATCCTGTTCGGTCTTTTTTCAATATTTTCAGATCAGCACGATTGTTTATCTGGCCGCCGTTGTCGGTAGCTTCGATGGTACCCCGTTCTATATATCCCGTCTCAGTCCAATTGTAGCGAACAGCACGATTATACCCGAGATATGCAGGGTTTGACTTAAAGTTCATAACAAGCGTTTGCATAGGTGCAGCCGCATCTTTCCCTACGAAGTTTTCGTAATCAGAGTACACAGCATTGAGGTCTATATATAGTACATTCATTCCTGTTTCAAGATCGAGCAGTTCGGTATCCTTTCCTTTTACCACACGGCGAACAGATGTTTCAGGTTTGATACGGAAATCACGTCCCGGAACAGTCTTACCACGAGTAAGTAAAGTGTTGATCGCATTAAAGAAGGCCGCCAATTTGTTTGTAGTTGCTATTTGTTCAAGCTGCGACACAACCTGTGTAACACCAAGCTCGAAAAACGTATCGTATGTAAATGGCAGTTTTAGGTTAGTATATTGTTCTATCAGCTTGCATGTTGCTGTAAGTAATGCTATGGCGTTGATAATACGGGTTAGTCCGTCGGTATTTGTAACGCTTTGTTTTACTTTATCTTTCAGAAGCTTTACTTCTTTGTCGAAGATTGTCAGATATTCTTTTTCGACCAGATCGCGAAGAGAAAGTATGTCTGTAAGAACATTGCAAAGCCCTATCCGCTCGTGTTTTTTAAGCGTGTTGAAGAGTTCTGTTTCTTCTTCTGTAAACTCTCCTTTTTCCACGTAAGGAACATCACGAAGGATACAACGGTTTGAAAGCGAACCGTCGTCTTTTTGCGGAGCTTCCTGTCCTAATAAAACAAGCGGTGTATTTATCTCTGAACTGGTCGTTGTTTTAGTAGCGGTATCGGCTACCTTGGTGCGCCCTACCCCATCTAACACGGCAGCCTTCAGTAATTGAAATACCTGATCTTGTATTTGCTTATCGTTATATTCCTCGAGTACCAGGACAATATTTCGCAACTGTTCCATCAGCATGGTAAGCGACGCAAAAGAACCTGTATTTAGGTTAAACAAAGGCATATCGACATCCATAAATAAATTGCGGATACTGGAAGCTACCTGAGATTTACCTGAAGAAGTAGGACCGATGAAAAACAATGCGGTAAAGAAACGGCGTTCTTTGAAAATGAAATCACGAAAAGCCGATGTAATAGCGTACAATATAGCCCATTTGCCATTGTTATTTATCTTGTATACTTCATCCATCAGTGAGGCCCACTGATCGAACGTAAGGCGGTCTTTTTCGGGTATTTCTTTATATTTGAGATGCACAGCTTGTTTATAGCTATCGTCTTTATCAAAGTCGGATATGCGTATTTCGGAGAATGCCGGAAGATAGAAATTGTCATTACCATGACTTACAATACCAATTTTGTCGGCGTACGAAATTTCATATTTAGATCTTCCTGTCTCAGTATCTTTTACTTTATGAAAGATTGCATTTCCAAAAGCAAAAACTTCGGATGTATGCTGTCCCAGGATACGCAATTCGCGACAAAATGTAAAGTCATAGGAAATAGCCGAACGGATATCTTGCCATTGAGAATTTGTACCTCTGAAAATAAAATTCCCTTCATCGTATATTTTTTTATTCAGGTCTGTAAGATTTACCAAAACACTACTCTGCAACTCTACATACCGATTTAATTCAGGGCGCATGTGACGAAGATAAACAACACGCTTGTTGGCTTGAGACAACTTATCGTATACATGTAAGAGTGGTTCGATTACAAAATCTGTAATTCTGGAATAACCGTTTCCTGTCGAATTCTTATACATCCATGCTACATTTTCGCCTTTACTGTTACGCAAGGGATAGAAATTGTATAGGGTATGAATATTATTTAATACTTTATCTTCCAACACATAGGGAGGAACGGCAGAAGAGTCGTATAAGGTCGCAATATCGCCCATTTCGGCAAGCCGCTGCGCATTGAATTTGCTATTATCTTTCTTTGTGGCAAGGATAGGCTTTAGAATCTTATCGAGGGCTGTCTTATCTACACCCAGACGCTTGGCATAACTTTTCATCATAACCTCACGAGCGGCAGCTTTGAGTTCCGAAATTACTTCGGCACAGCGTTCTATCATATCCGATTTTAGCAAACCGTTTGTTTCTCCGGATATCATATAGCCATAGCCTACGATATAGAAGTTACAGAAGTCGTAATACGAATCGGAAGAGACAAAGCTTTCTTCATCTTCGGAATCATCGCTGTAGTCACGGTTCGAGTTATAAATAGATGCTTCCACCTGAATATCAAAACCCTCTTTGAATAGCATTTTTAAGGTACCCAGTTCGGACGTTTCTGTATAGGACGGTACAATATTATCTTCGTCGGCAGAAACACGGAAGCGGTTAATCTTGGTACGCAGCGACTGTATATCGTACGTCGAAGGATTTCCATAGGCGTATACAATGGGACGCTCATGCGAATCGGTCATAAATAGATCATGGTCGAACGTTAGTTCACAGACCACCGATTTATCTTTAGCCAGGAATGCAGAAGCTTCTTCGATGCCATAGAATCCGGGCTTCCAATCTTCTATAACAACCTTGTTTTTATTTAGTCCCTGCACACGCTTTTTGATATCGATTGCCGACATCTCGAACATATTGGCTAGAGACCTGATATATTCCGACTGCAAATCAGTATCGGGAATACAAGCAATACATTCGCAAATTGCATCGAGCGCCTCAATACGCTCTTCCTTTTCTTTCTTGCCGGCATCGAGAATATCAAACATGTATTTTTCGAAAGATTGTTCGCCTTGCTGTATCTTTTTAGGAAGTGAATCTTTACCGAGCTTCTTTGCGAGGTCGTCAGGGTCTAAGCCTTCAGGAAGACGGAAGCAAAGCACAGTCATTCCATACGACAGGAATGTTTGTATTTGTTTCATACTCGCCTTAACCCCTGCTCGGTCGCCATCGTATACCAATACAACCGTATCGGCAAAGCGATGCAATATTTTTACCTGTGCATCGGTAAATGCCGTGCCCGATCCTGCAACGGTATTTTGCAATCCATTTTGAGCAAAGCTGATGACATCGGTCTGTCCTTCTACGACATGTACCTTATGCGTTTCGGATATGCGTTTTTTTGCCTGCCATAACCCCCATATTGCAATACTTTTGTTGAAAATGTCGGTAGTCGGCGAGTTTATATACTTAAACCCATGCTCTGCCTGCCCGGTAAGATCACGTCCTGTAAAACCGATAACACGTCCTTGCAAATCGTAGTATGGGAACATAGCCCTATTATAGAACCGGTCGGACACATTTCCGCTTTCTTCATGCTGCTTGAGAACACCGACTGAGAGCAAGGTATCTGTTTTATATCCTTTCGACGGCAACAGCTTTGACAACTGATTGCCTCCGGGTGCAAAACCGATACCGTATAGCTTTCGGAAATCTTCAGATATCTGACGGACATTGTTTATATAGTTCTGTGTGTCGGGAGAAGCCTGATAGTTATCTTCGAACTGCTTTTGTGTGGCTGCAAGAGCTATATATTGCGAATCTTTGCGTTTTTCTTTTGCTTCTTCCTCGGGTGAAAGTTGTATTTCGGGTATATCGATATTGTGCTTCTTAGCCAATAGGCGAACGGCAGAAGGAAAAGAAATGCCTTCTATCTGTTGGACAAAGTTTATAACACCGCCTTTCTCGGGATTGCCACAGGCAAAGCATTTGCAAATCTGTTTCGATGGCGAGACGTAGAACGATGGTGATTTATCTGTATGGAACGGACAGAGGCCTATCCAGTTGACGCCGCTACGCTTGAGTGAAACATATTCGCTAACTACATCTATAATATCGATATCGTTTACCTGATCGATTATATGTTGGGGTATGGCAGTGTTTTGAGACATTTTATGCTGCTTTTAAAAGTTTATCAATAATAGTATTCATGTAAATTCAAATGATTTAGCACTACCAGAATCAAATCTCAGTTGACGAATGGTTGTTTTAAAAGGAAAATCTTCTTTTTTTACCTGATCTAGAGTATCTTTTATTCGTTTTGAATCTGTAAAAAATTTACATTCTTGGCCTTCGTGCCTAATTCTTACTATGTACCGGTTAGGTCCTTGACTTGTTTTTATACCTGATTCGTAATCAAGGATCTCTATTTCACAGTTTAAAATATCGGTAATAGATATTCTTGGTACTCTGAATATTGCTTTATCATCAATTGGCTTAATACCAAGATCTGAGAACTTCTTCATGTTTAATTATTGTTTTAATTAAGTTTTTAGAATTACAATACTTACACCATCCCAGCCAGGAACATATTTTAATACGGTAGTCTTTTGCCGTCATTATCTTTCTATTCAATTTGGCTACACATCTACAGAAGTTCTTTTTTATTCGCTTACGCAGCATCGTATGTGTATGAAAGAACACATAGCCTATAAAGTCTATTCCTCGAGATACGATAGGAAATACCTGATAATTAGATTTCAGTTTCAACTTAAGATTTTCGGATAAATAGGTTTGTATATCGATGCGAAGCAAATGAAGATCCTGTTTACTATCTCCGAGAATAATTAAATCATCTGCATAACGATAGTAATATTTCACTCTTTTTACTTCTTTCAGCCAGTGATCGAAATAAGAAAGGTATAGATTAGCCAAAAACTGAGAAAGATAATTACCAATAGGCATACCCGGAGCAGAATCGATAATCCCATCTAATAAAGCAAGAAGCTTTATATCCTTTATTTTCTTCCGGATTATCTGTTTCATAATATGATGATCGATCGAAGGATAGAATTTTGTAATATCCATCTTCAGGCAATATTGCGTTTGTTTCCGATTTTTCATATCGCGCCTGATATGCTTCCATGCTCCATGAATACCTTTGCCTTTTATACTCGAGTAAGAATGAGAGATAAATACGGAAGTCCATAGGCTTTCAATAATATTCATTATTGCATGCTGAACAACACGATCACGGAATGGTAAGCTGTAAATAGTCCGTTCTTTGGGATCACGGATTGTAAAAACATTATACTCTGAAGTAATATATGTTTGTTCGATCAGCTCTTTTTGTATCCGCAGGATATTATTATCCAGATTGGACTCAAATTGTATTACACCTTTCGATTTGGACTTTCCTGTTTTCGCTTTACTATAAGCAAGATATAGATTATCTAAATCGTAAATTCTTGTATATAAGTTTCCTATTCTCTTCATTATCATTATCTGTTACAAAATACACCACATTTAGTTGCTGTATTTATTACCGGATACATATCATTCGCCTCAAAAAGCATTGATTGTGCTTCTTTCTTAAATTCTCGCAGATTTGGAATACATGGTATAATGTGATAATATTCTTCCCTTTTATCTTGAATATCTTCTTCTAAAGAAATAATCTTATCGAATTCATTTGGAGACATAAAAGCCATTGCTTTATATTCCTTCTTTGTCTTATAATAGCAATTATAACATCCCCCTCTCTTCATATAGGGAGGAAAATTAGGTGCTATACCCGCAGCATTTAATATCTCGTAACACATCCTTCTATCTATACCATCATCAGCTAAAGGGTAAGAATATTGAACGAAAGGAAGTAGTCCATGATTTCCTGTTCTCAAATCTTTTTCATCCGCATTCAGTCCAATCATAATTTCTACACCTTCATCTTTGAATTGCTTTAGATAGTTGTCTATCGGTTCAATCTTGAACATACGTGTACAAAATCTTTGATTGAATGATGGAAAGAATTTTGAGTACCTTATATAGTCATCAAGACTATCCCATTCCTCATTCTTCACTCTAATTATTTTAAAATCATTATTATGAAATTCCCTTATTTTGTTTTCAACGGTATTGAGTCCGGCATACAAGGCTAAATGTTCATTACCTGTATCAGCAAAAATGGCATTAGCTTTATTTCCGTATAGTATTGCCATAGTACGGCTTTCTACCCCCCCTGAAAATGATATAAGTTTTTTCATATAATTATATACTGCCTTTGTTTCTTATCGGATCGTTCGGTTTCCCTACCAGAACCTTTTGAATTGTTATTTTTCGCCAAGCGGCGGGGCTTTTGCTTTGGTTTATTACTTTACAATTGTGGGAACCCGACCCCGCATTCGCATTCGTGTTATCGTAATTCGAGTTCTTGAAAGCGAACGCAGAAGGACCACGGGTTCAAAGCAAACAGCCTTATTTGATTGATTATTTGAGTTGAACAGCTTCCCAAACTTCAGGAAATGTTTTGCCGATATGATCGGCAGCGACTTCGCTTAGCACGCGAAGGCGGGAACCCGACCCCGCAAACGCATCCGTGCGAACGTAAAGCGAGCACACGAAAGCGAACGCAGAAGGACGCATCCAAAACCAAGGTATCCATTTAGGTTGGTTGGAGTCAGACCAATCTATTTCACCCAATCCGCATTCTTTCTCAATTTTTCGGGCTGCTTCGACTATTACCTTTGCGTTATAGTCAGCTTCCTGATGTTCTCGCATTTTTTCGGGATAGACTGTAAAATCAATTTTAGGAAGCTCGGTTTCTCTGTATGCATCCTCTATAGAGGATAATCTTTCTTCAAGTAATTTCTTTAATTCTTTCATTGTGATATATTTGAGGATTTGTTTAGGATAAATATTCTTGCCAAAGAGAACAGAAGTGCGTTCCCGAATAGTCGCTTATACGCTCTTCGTGATACGAAAGGCGGGAACCCGACCCCGCATGCGCAATCGCGTAATCGTAATACGAGTACCGGAAAGCGAACGCAGAACGACCAGAACCCGACCAAGAGACAGGAAACCATCGGCGTTGGCCATTATAGATATCTGTAGGCTTACCTTCATTCAAGGCAAGTGTAATATCCTCTAATTTCATTCCTGCAATTTGTTTTGGAGTTGCACCGGCTGCCAATAAAGCAGCTTCATTTACCGGTTCTTTTTTCAAGTAGGCACATGCATCTTCGTAAGATGTTACTAGTTTTGTGATGTCTTTTTCCATTGTTTCTTTTTTTTTATAATTTATGACTCTAAATATTCGCGATAGATATCAGCATGTTTTGTTCCCGCAATATTTGCCAGCTTCTCGCTTTTGAACGAAAGGCGGGAACCCGACCCCGCATCCGCAGTCGTGAAAACGTAACCCGAGTACCTGAAAGCGAACGCAGAAGGACCACCATTTGTAGCGAAATATGGATAGTGGCGATATTCGTCTTCGTTGTATATATCCATTTTTTCACCTTCGTTATAAGCCTCAGTCATAACCACACACCGATAGTATTTCTTAAAATGATTTCTCAAGCGTTCAGGAAGCTCTGTAAACTCCGGTATATCCGGTAGACCTGTTTCGGCTAACATATCTTCCCATCCGTTAATACGCTCGGTTATATCCCGATTGAAAAATTCTTTTCCGAATTCAGCCTCAAGGACTGACTGTACTTCTGCAGAAGACTTATGTAATCTTATAATCTTCTGTTCTAATTGTTTTTGATTCATAATTTTATTTTATTTGAATGGTTATTTTGTTTCATTTAAATACTCGATTATCGAATCTTCCCTCGATAGATCTTCACGATATTCCTCAATAGCACGACTGTTTATCCTTTGGAGGTCTTTATATATCTCTAGTTCTTTATGCTGTAGATACAATAAGCATGAGAGAATGATAACTAACAGGAATAGTCCTATTAATATTAGTTTCAGCGTATTATTTTTCATCTAAAATCCCCCCCTCAAATGTTAATTGTAAGCAATCTACATAATCAACATACTTCATACCGAGGTGACCGCACACCCGCTGACATTCTTCGCCGGTTAGTTTCTCAAGACCCTTGTAAATCATCCAAAAACGCTTCTGCCCTATTTTCACGGCACGGAAGAACTCTTTGTTTGGAGTAAAGAGAGACGGATCGGAAAACTTAGCCCGGAGAATACGCAGTAAAACATTATCTTTTACTATCGATTTCGGATTCTGACGTTCGCGGTGCATTTTTAGCTTTATCGCATTTTCGCTACGCTGAAGATAAGCACACAGCTCAGGCATGGTTTTTATATACATATTCAGATACAACCAATCTTCTTCTGCCGGAGACCAAGGTCTTTTCCTTGTTTTTATTTCTTTACTCATTTTAGGTTCTCATTATCGTTGTATAATTCTCGGAAAACTGATAATCGCCGTGCCCTTCTGAAATGAATAGGCATACTGTTTTTATCATTAGATCTTTTTCTTCATCTGTATCCAGCTTCTCACTAAGTGGAAGATAATAGGTCCATCCTTTAGGTTTCGACATCAACCATTTGTAACGACTATATAAAAGCTCAAAAAACTTAGTTCTGCCCATTACATCTATATAATGGTATATCCACTTATAGTCGTTCATTCGCATGTGAGTGTAATCGGGAGTCATGGGAATAGGCTTAATAATAGTTTAATTAAAAGGGTTATTCCAAGATCGCATAGCAGGCTGAAAAGCAATGCCAGTATACCAATGTATATTAAGAAATAGGGGATCTTGCTTTTAGGTTTCATGGCTATTCAGCGTTAAGTCGAGTATTGGTTTACGAGTACCTGTCCTCGAAAAGCAGATACCCGATCCAAGCCAGTAGTAACTTTGTCCGGATATTTTACCGAATACCTTCGCTACATTCTTTCCTTGCATTCTGATCTCATCGATCTCTACATTTTTAGCGTCTAACAGGGTTTCAAATTGGTTAATTGATGCCATAATCTTTCTTTGTTTTTTTGTTTACAATAATCGCTTGGTAGTGCAGCATACGGCTGCGTGTCAATATGTATCTAATTAGTTCCCCGACGCTTCGGAGAATAGGTTTTTGTCTTTACATTCAGGTAAATTCTCAGTTTCAGATCCTGACTTCAGGTACGTCTTGGTAAACATCTTATGGGTTTGCTTATGCATTCGGTATAAGCCACAGGTAGCGCACTGATCAATCTTATATACGCTTTCAGGCATCTGACCTTCCCACTTTATATTTTTATTCCATCTATGCCGCAT